AGCGTTCGGGTCCTGTACGGAACCTGACTACGACAACAAGCAGGCTCACGGCAGGTGGTCAGAGGCGCGCACCCACCGTGAGCCGACCCTGAACCGGTGCCCCGGAACCGTCCATCCTTGCCGCAGATACCATCTATCTGCTATGCCTGTGATGACTTTGGTAGTGGTCAGAGGTGTGCCCGGAGTGAGGAAGGGGCGCCGGTGGACAAGTGGGGCGTCTGCCTCCAAACCGGATGTCCGACGCTCACCGCTACCTCGTGGTGCCCCGTCCATTCGCCGGCCCCGTGGGCCACGTCCGACCGCCACGACCGTCTCCCCCGAAACTGGTCATCTCTCCGGCGCATGGCACTGAAACGGGACCGGTACCTCTGTCGCCATTGCGGGGACCCCGCCACCGACGTTGACCACATCGTTCCCGGCGACGACCACCGTCTCGCCAACCTGCAATCCCTCTGTTCTGACTGTCACCGCATTAAGACGCTCACCGATAGGAGACACCACCATGCCGGATAAGACGCCCACCCTGTTGAACATCGCCGCGGTGAACGGTGCCGACCCGGCGCCCCCGGAGGACGAGTCGGACCGCAACGAGTGGTTGCAGGGCGACCTTGACTTGAAGGATCAGAAACGGCAGGAACAGCAAGACCGTTCCGACGCGGCGTATGCCTTCTACACCGGCCAGGACGACAGCGAACTGACGTCGAAGCCGGGGATCGTGGACAACGCGCATCCGGCGCCGGCGCAGGACACCGAAACCCGTCACGCCCCCGCCAAGCGGGCGGCGTCGCACAAGTAGCCATGCCCCCGCTCCCGAAGCCTCCGGGCGAACGTCGGCGACGCAACACGACCGGCGTCAAACCCGACCACCTGTTGCCGACCGATGGTCGGGTCGGCCCGTTGCCGCACTGCCCGATCAAGTTGGGTGAGGTGGGCCACGAGGTGTGGCGGTGGTTGTGGTCGACGCCGCAGGCAACCAAGTGGCACATCGACGCGGCACGTCTCCCCCTGGCGCGTCTCGCTATGCACTATGAGGAACTAATCAACGAGACAGAGGACCGGCAGTACCGGGCGAACCTGTCGAAGCTGATCGAGGGCATCGAGGACCGGTGGGGGTTGTCGCCGAAGGCGATGACAACGATGCACTGGTTCTTTGATGACTCGGACCCCGCTACGCCCGCGTTGAAAGCGGTGCCGGTGGCCGACATCCGTGACCGTCTCAAGGGGATCGGCGACACGTAGTTGCCGTGGCGTGGCGCGGTCGATGAGTACGAGGAAACGGGCGTGCGGTTCCCGACTCTCGGCATTGCGGCGTGGCAGTGGATCGAGGCGCACTGTGTCATCCCTGACGGTCCGTGGCAGGGCGACGCCTTCCGGTTGACGGACGAGATGGTCAAGTTCCTGTTGCACTTCTACCGCGTCGACCCGGACAGCACGTCGCGCATGGGTGGCCCGCGGTTCTTTCACGAACGCGGCGCGCAGTACGTGCGCCCGCAGAAACACGGGAAGGGACCGTTTTCGTCGGCGATCATCTGTTTCGAGGCGTGCGGGCCGGCGCTACCCGACGGGTTTGATGCTGATGGCGTGTTGGCCGGCCGGCCGTGGGATACCCCGCTGATTCAGGTGACGGCCATCTCGGAGGACCAGACGGCGAACGTGTTTCGGGCGTTGGTGCCGATGATCCAGTTGGGTCCTCTCGCCGAGTTCATGCCGGACACGGGGGAGACGCGCATCAACTTGCCGGGTGGTGGCCGTATCGAGCCGGTCACGGCGTCGGCGCGGTCACGCCTTGGACAGCGGCTCACGTTCTCGGTACAGGACGAGACGCATTCGTGGACGGAGCGCGCACAGGGCATTCGTCTGGCGGACAACCAACGCAGGAACCTGGCCGGCATGGGTGGCCGCTTTCTTGAGACGACGAACGCGTGGGACATCGCGGAGGGGTCGGTCGCTCAGTTGACGAACGAGAACCCGGTGGGCGTGTACGTGGACTACCCGACGCCGATCGGCGGGAGCATCCGCAACAAGGCCGAGCGACGCAAGGCGATCCGTCACGCCTACGGCGATTCGATTCGCACGCCGCCGTCGAAGGCGTGGAAACCGTGGGTGGAACTCGAACGCATCGAAGTCGAAATCGAGGCGTTGCTACAGAGGGACCCGGCGCAGGCGGAACGCTATTTCTTGAACCGCGCTCATGCCGGCGAGTCGGTGGCGTTCGACCTTGAGGCGTGGGCGGCGTGCGCGAAGCCGGAACAGTTGCCGCCGGACGGCGCCACGATCGTCCTGGCCGTGGATGGGGCGTTGACGGAGGACGCGTTGGCGGTCGTCGCCACCGACGTCGCCACCTACCACCAATGGATCGTCCATCTGCAAGAGGTCCCGCTGACGATGCCGAAGGGCTATTCGCACGACCTTGACCTCGCCGACGAGGACGTGCGGGCGGCGTTCGAGCGGTGGGACGTGTGGCGCCTGTACGCCGACTATCAGCGGATCGAGGATTTGTTCGCGGCGTGGACGGCGCGGTGGACGAAAGATCGTGTCGTTCCGTGGTTGACGAACCGGACGGCATCGAGGGCGGTCGGTAACGCCGTGCGCGCCTACACGGTGGACGTGGCGCAACGGAAACTCACGCACGACGGGTCCCCGGAGTTCAACCGCCACATCGCCAACGCCCGTCGCAAGGCGTTGGGGGTCCGTGACGAGGACGACGTTCCCATGTGGACGATCCAGAAAGACCGGCCGCATTCGGCAAACAAGATTGACGCGGCCATGGCCGCGGTCATCTCGTCGGAGGCGCACCGTGACGCCATCGCCGCCGGTGTCCTGAACCGGCGCCGCAACGTGTTCGTGGGGTTGTAGCGATGCTGATTGACGACGCGGACCTCGCCAAACACATCGAGGACGCGCAGGCGGTCGCGTCGAACGAGTGGAACCGGCTCGAATATTTTGAGCGGTACTTCCGTGGCGACCAGGAACCCCCGTACACGCCCCCGACGTCGACCCGTGAATACAAGGCGTTGGTGCCGCGGTCGATCACGAACCTGACGCGGTTGGTCATCAACACGATGGTTCAGCGTTGCATCATCGACGGCTACCGGGCGTCGTCGACGGACGTCGAGAACGCGGCGCCGTGGGAGTGGTGGCAGGCGAACGGGATGGACAGCCGGCAAAAGGCGTTGTGGGAGGAAACCGGCAAACACGGTTACGCGTCGATGCTGGTCCTGCCGGCGTCGTTCCGTGACGCCGCCTACGACCATCGCACGGCACCGATCATGCAACCGGTGTCGCCCCGCGAGTGGTACGTGCACATGGATTCGTGGTCGGACGATTGGCCGCAGTGGGCGATCCGCCGGGACGCGCACGACCCCGACAAGTGGTGGATCGTCGACGACGAACGGTTGCGGATCGTGAAGTCGCAACGGAAACCGAACCGGTTACTGACGATCGACCGCGACGACGTGCACGGGTTCGAGGTCGTCCCGTTCGTCCCGTTCCGCAACGCGTTCGACCTGACGCGTGCGCCGATCGGTGAGATAGAGCCGATCATCCCGATTCAGGACCGGTTGAACCAAACGGTGTTTGACCTGTTGGTGGCGACCACGTATTCGTCGGCACCGCAGAAATGGATCGCCGGGATGGCGGTCCCGACGGACGAGGCGACGGGGCAACCGATCATCGACCTCAAGGCGTTCGCGAAGTCGGTGTGGTTGTCCGATGATCCGTCCACCAAGTTCGGGTCGCTGCCGGAAGCGAACTTGTCGAACATCGTGACGGCGATCGACTCGACGCTACGGGTCTATGGGTTGATGAGCCAGACGCCCCCGCACTACCTGTTGGGCGACCTCGTGAACCTCTCGGCCGAAGCGTTGTTGGCGGCCGATACGACGCTTGCCAAGAAAATCCAAGATCACCAGATGATTTGGGGTGAGGCTGTCGAGTCGGCGTTCCGGTTGGCGGCGGTTGCGGCCGGCGACATGGACGCAGCGGACGACGAATCGTCGCAGGTGATGTGGCGGGCGACGGAACCCCGTTCGGTCGCCCAACAGGTCGACGCTCTCGGGAAGATGGCGACGATGTTGGGTATCCCGACCGAAGCACTTTGGGAACAGGTGCCGGGCGTGACGTCCACGGACCTTGAGTTGTGGCGGGCGATGCGGGCACGGGACCGGTTGCGGGCGGCGACACAGGCGGCGTTGATGACGCCACCACCGCCCCCTCCGGGCACGCCGGCCGTTGAACAGGGACCGGCTAACCCGACGACCGCGGCGACGCAGCTACCTAGGACCGCGTAGTGGCCGTCATCGACCTTGACCGCGACGCCGACCTCGTGTCGCTTGTCGAGGCGTATCAGATTCGACTCAACGCGCTGGCCGATCAGGCGGCGGCGATGATCCGCGACGCGTTCCTGTCGCTGCCGGAAGTCCGTGACCACCTGTTGGCCGACTTCATCAAAGAGGCGTCGATGATCGTGGACGCCGCCCGGCTCGAAGGCGCCGACCTCGCCACGGGTCTGGTCATGGAACTGGCCGGCACGATGCCGAAACCAGTGGACCTCGTGTTCGGTGCCGTCGACCTTGACGCCCCGTTCCTTCGCACCTGGCACCAGTTGGCCGAAGGGCAACCGTTCCCCGATGCCCGCCTGTCGGGTGCGTCCGAAGCGGAACGTCTCGGCTCGAACGCCGCGCACGACGGTGCCAACAACCGCATGGCCCACACCGGGCTCCGTGTCGTCGGTGCCCGCCGGGTCCTGTCCCCGAACGCCTGTGAATGGTGCCAGGTCGTCAGTGTCCAGAGGTACCGGTCGGTTGAGTCGGCGTCGTTCGGTCACGGCGGCGCCCACAACAAAAAGAACTGCAAGTGCACGGCCGTCGCCATCTACGGCAAACGCGATCCCGGCCTGACGCTCAACAAACGCCGGTACGCCGAGTTGAAAGGCGCGGGCGCCGTCAAGCGGGTCAACGAGGGCATCCGTGCCCCGAAGCCGTCGCGGTCGTCGCAACTGCCGGCCGGTACGGACACGACCGACCCCCGCGTCCAACGTCTACTCAACCTTGAGTTCTAACCGCCCCCGGTGGGCGGTCCCCAACATCCCCCGGAGGGATACGCAATGGCTGATGAAGCCACGACCACGGACGCCCCGGAGGCGTCTACCACCGATCACGTCAACGACAACGGCGACGCCCCCGAAGCCGAAGGGCAGTGGGACGAGGACACGTTTCGTAAGACGCTGACAAAGAAGAACAACGAGAACAAGTCCCTGAGGCAACGCCTCAAGGAACTCGAACCCCTCGCCAACAAGGCGAAAGAGTTCGAGGAAGCCTCAAAGACTGAGGCACAGAAACTCACTGAGTCACTTGAGGGCGAACGCCGGGCGCGTGAGTCCGCCGAAGCGAAGTTGATCCGCTACGAGGTCGGCGCCGACAAGGGTGTGCCCCCTCATTTGATGCGGTTCCTTTCGGGCGCGACCCGCGAGGAAATCGAGGAAGCCGCCGACGTTCTCGTGAAGGAACTCGGCAACGGCAAAGCCTCGAAAACGCCCGGCAAACCCCCGGAACGGGTTGCCGGCGGCACCGCATCGGTTCCCGAAGATGACTTGAACCCGCTTGAACTCATCCAAAAGGTGAGAAAAGGCCGGGTTTAGGTCCCGCTACGACACCGGGCCACGGCTGTCGAGCGGTCCCCTCTGAACCCCATCTAGGAGGTTTGCCGTGGCTGATAATGACCTGCTCGTTCCGGCACGAATCGCCCGCATGACGTTGGGCGCGCTCGTCGAGGAACTGGTCCTCCCGCGCCTCGTGTCGCGTGATTCCGAAGTCGAGTTCTCGGGCAAGGGCGGCACCGTCGTCAACGTCCGGGTGCCGGCGACGGTCACCGGTGGCGGCGCCCGTACGTACACGCAAACCCAGCGTGACGCCTCAACGCCGATCATCTTGGATCGGATCGCCGAGACGACCGTGCCCCTCACCATGGGACCGGAACTGTATAAGGGCGTTCCCATCACCGACTCGGAACTGACCTTTGAACTCGACGATTTCGAGGGTCGCATCGTGTCGCCGCTCGCACAGGTTGTCGGCATGGGTGCCGAAGCGGCGTTGGTGGCGGTGATGAACGCCGTCGCCCCCGACGCGTCGTCCGCGCCGGCGCTCACCGGCGCCGACATCCACGACAAGATCATCAACATCCGCATGATCTTGAACAAGCGGAACGTCCCGCAGAACGGGCGCATCCTCGCCGTCTCCCCGGAGATTGAGGCGATGCTGTTGCGGGACGCGCAGAACCGTCTCGTGCGGTACGACGCGTCGGGTTCCACCGAAGCACTCCGCAACGCCAACGTCGGGCGCCTCTACGGGTTCGACATCTACGTGAGCAACGCGTTGACGGCCAACTCGCTCATCGCGTTCCAGAGGGAAGCGTTCACGTTCGCCACCCGCGCCCCGATCGTCCCCACGGGCGTCCAGTGGGGCAACGCGATCAACTGGCAGGGGTTCGCGCTCCGCGTCCACCGCGACTACGACAGCGCGTTCCTACAGGACCGCGTGATCGTGGCGACGTTCGCCGGTGCCGCCGTCGTCGACGCGCAGCGGATCGTCCGGGCGGTAGCGGCCTGATGGGTTTGCCGTCGCTCGCGGCGATCGAGGATCTTGAAGCACGTCTAGGCGGGCCGATCACGGTCCCCGCGGACCGGTCGCGGGCGGCGGCATTGCTTTCCGACGCATCCACTCTGGTCCGTCACGAGACGGGCCGGCAGTGGGTCGACGAGTTGGGTGTCCTCACCGTCGTCCCCGACATCGCCGTCACCATCGCCATCAAGGTCGCGATCCGCGCCTACATCAACCCCGCCGAAATCACGTCCACGCAGTTGGGGGCGGCGTCGATCCGGTTCGGGGACGTGTGGTTGACCGCCAACGAACGTAGGGCGCTCACCCATTCGTCGAGTCCGTCGACCGGACTCGTCTCCGTGGACACCTCACACGGTTTCGGGTTCGAGGGCGCGCTAGACGAGGGGTGGGCGCCCGTGGACTACGGCCAGGGCCAGTGGGTCCACGCCGACCCGTTCCCGATGGGGACCTGAGATGGCGTTCACGGCGCACGCCTTGCAGTCCGGCACAGAGGCGTTGATGCGGATTCCGTGTGTCGTCACCCACGTCGAAGCGGACGGGCCGCCCGATGAGTACGGGGACCCGACGGAGACGTCGACGAGTACCGCGACGCGCTGCTATCTGGCGCAGCGGTCGCGCACTGAACAAGGACTCACGCCCGTCGAGGTCGACCGGTGGGCGTTGTACCTGCCGGCCGGCACACAGATAGACGCCAACGACACGGTGGCGGTGATGCACGGGACGTTCGAGGTCGTCGGCGACCCCTGGCCGGTGTGGCATCCGTTGACGTTGCGCGTGAACCACATCGAGGCGACGTTGGAACGGCGCCGGTAGATGGCGCGCTCGCGGGTCACCGTGAACGGTCGGACGGTGGCCGGATGGTTGAACCGCGACCCGGCGATGCAGGGCGTGTTGCGGAACAACGCGGTGGCGCTCATGTCGGCGTCCATCGCCAACTCGCCCCGCGGTCAGTCGAGTTCGCGGGCGCTCCCGCAACGGGGACAGTCCCGCCGGGCGGCCGGCCGGTCGATGCGCGGCACGTCCGGCTATTTCGTCCGCCACTTCCGCGTCAGGAAATACCGCTACTGGTACCGGTTGCAGAACGACGACCCGTTCGCCCACCTCGTCGAGTGGGGTTCGGTCAACAACCCGACGTACGCCCCGATCCGTCGCGCCATCCGCGCCTCACGGCTCCGGTACATCCCGAACCCCGATTCGAGGGGCGGATGAGCGACCCCCTCGTGGCGTTCCTGTTGGGCGTC